AGTTGTTCTACTAACTGTCGTACCATTATTCCACCACGGGAAGCTCTGATATCTCTCATAACATTTTTGTGTTGTATCTCAAAAATTTCTAAATCATTAGTTAGTACTTGTTTTTCTTCAGTTGTCATTTGGAATCCTCCATCTCCTTGTTATATGCAACATTGTCACCTAAAGTGGCGACAGACTCTATCTCTCTTTTAACATCAGTGAGACCTACAATAGTATTATACAATCTTTCTCGCAAGTCCCCTTGTTGTGGCTCTGTACTAGCCCACATGTTTTGATATTTTAGTCTAACTCTGCTAAACATTTCATCAAAAACTTTATTTTCGACAATAAGTTTAGCATGTTGACCAAATTCTACATCATCCATAATCTCCTCCTAGATTAATTATCCAATTTTAGTAGGCTCACCAAGCTCAAGTTCTAGTTGTAACTCAGCAGCATCTTTAGTCTTCTGATACTCAAACTTTTCTCTATCAAGTTCCATATCAGCTTGTTTCTTTTCAATGTCAGCCATTTGTTTTTGAAGCTGAAGCATTATCTTTTGCTGCTCTACTTGATCTTCTTTAGCTGCTTGCTCTTGTCCTTGCTGGGCTTGTTGCATAGCTGCTTGGGTTTGCTGTTGCCCTTGTGGTGTTTCAGGATCAACAATAAAGTCTACCCAATTATCAACACCCATTGACTCAAGCAATTGTTTTGCTATTGTAAAAGGAGCTTTTGGATTTATAATACCTTTTGACTCAGGAGATTGATACAACATAGGCATAACCTGTTGAGCCATCATCATCATGTTCTCTTGTGTATTAGCAGAACTGTTAGCCCCAACATCTATATCAACTGTTAAGCTATCTAGCGGTATAAGAGACTCAGGTGTTATATTATAATAACTGTAATCTCTCAATATCGAATCTGAATTGTCTAGTATAAGATCATAAACACCTTTACATAGCTCTTTAAATCCAGTTTCGGCAAACCTGCGTGCAACATATGATATGCGTTTTTGAGACGCTTGCTCCACCATTGCAATTTTACCTGCTGAGTTTCCTGAGTCAAATAATTTCTCATTTACACCCTGAGCGGCTCTGGTCATACCAGTAGCCATTTCTTTTTCGGTGTTCATGTATTCTAACAAAGAAAAGGTAGACGGTGCTAGTTGAGCTGGCACCAAAGTATGCACAGAAGACATCGGAGACCCATTAGTTGGGATAATCTGATGTGGTTCAGGACTTTGTAGTGCTCTAAAGTCTACCGTATTTGGATCTGCTAATGTTCTTCCATAATTAGACAGATATACGTTCTCAATCATACCTCTTGTTATAGTAGTCTTGATCTCAGTTGCACTTTTAGTTGCATCTGCTATCGACATACCATAAAAAGAGTAAGGTATTTCAATTGGGTTTAAAGAGGCTAAAGGTATACTATCAGCATACTCTTCTAGTAATACTTCTTCACCTACTGTTATAAATCTTTTTAATTCAGCAACTCCATCACCGTCTCTATCGACTTTAATCCAAGATTCGGTAACAATTACTTCTCTATTTGCAACTCCCATAAAATCTTCATGGAAGTTTTGTTCTACTTCGTTTATAGATTGTCTTATAGACGACTCATAGTCAAAACTAAAATTATTAGATTCAACTCCTGCGCCAATATCATCATCAACATCAAAACCCATCTCCCTGAGTTCAGACAATGTCATTTCTGTTTGTATTCCTACAAAATTTGCACTTTCAATATCTGTAGCGCCTCTGTTGATCATAAAAGATTCGGGCGGTATGTTTTCAAGACAAACTTTAGATTTGTCAACTTCTTTTCTTACAGACACATATTCGTAAACTTCTTCTCCGGTTTCTGGATCTACACCCTCCCCGACTCTAATCTCAATTACTTCTACATCACCTTCAGCTAATATAGCGTCAAGCTCTAATATAGAAATATTTTCATATTCTTCTACTTTAGTGCTAGAATAATTTTCCCATTTCCATCTTATAACTGCATTTTTAAAAAGCAGAGATGCTTTAATCCAAGTGTTAAGTTGTACCCAACCGTTATTTTTAGTAAAAATACAATGATTAGTAAGCTCAGACGCAAGACCTGCAGCTACTGTTTGGCTTGGATCTGACGGATTAAACTTTGCAATTTTACCGTTAGAAAGCATTAGTTCAGATATAACAGCTAAATAAGAGTCTACAATTTCCATTGTATCTGAAGTAACAACTTTAGAGACCCCTTGTGGGTGCAAGTTCCCTTTAGGTTGTTGCGTATAATAATTTATAGCCGCTTCTCGTTGCTCTTGCAACTCAGAACCAGACGAAAAGCTACCTACCGCTTGTGTAATCGAGTCATTAATAATACTCGTTATTTGTTCGTCAGTAACTTTTTTGTTTTTCTTATCCATAATTAAATCCAATTAGTTTGTCTTTCAGGAATATACACACTATCAAATCCTACTCTACTTGTGCTTAGTCTATTAATATGTGTTCTGTAAACCTCTGCAGCAATTGCAAGAGACATTACAGTATCATCTGTAGATCCCTTTGACGCATTAGTTTTACCTTTATCATCTGACACATAATCTCTAAGTTCATTAACAACGTCTGTAGACCATATAGCAAGTTCGTCATTATCAATCCAATTTTTTAAGTTTGATATTATAGCTGGTTTAGAAGCACTTGTAGTTCTAAAACCAAGTCTAACACCATCCTCATCTGTAAGATTAGCAATTTGAGTTTGATAATATAAATTAACGTATTTCATTTCCTTAAGTTTTTGAAGAGTAGAAACTCCCATAGAGTTTGACTCTACAGCAAGAAGAGCATTATTAAAATACCTTCCTAAATAAAATAAATCTCTACCAAAAACAGCCGGATCAACATGGTTGTCTCTATAGACAGCAACTACTTGCCTGTCTTTATTTAAAACAATTGCAGCTGAGTAATCTTGACCAACGCCTAATGAAACGTCAGCTCCAATAATAAACTTCTCATCAAAACCCGGAGACTCCCATATAGATAAATTTCCTTCTCTATGGTCTTCCCAGCTAGACATTGATGGGTTAAATTCTCTTAACGCTTTAGGTGCTTTAGTTTCAAGTTTATTTAATTTTTCTACATTAAATACATTTTTACCTGATACAACAAAAGCTTCTTCAGCTGTAGATGGGTATTCTTGTCTAAACTTAGACTCGCCTCCCTCACCTATTTTCATTCTTCTCCACCAAAGTTGACCATCACTTAAGTCATATTCTTCGGCTATCTCATTCTCTTCTATAGTCCTCTCAAAATTATCTGGAGGATCCATAGTGTATTCTTTAGTCATAAACCAAGGAAGGAATATAGGAACGTAATCGTTCTCTCCTCTCTCAGCCGCCTTCCACATTCTGTAAAAAGCACCAGTAGCACCATTAGCTGTAGACTCTAATATAATTTCTGTACCATCTGAAGATGACACACCCTGAAATAGTCCAGCTAAAATTTTGTCATCGTTTTGCCAAAAGGCACACTCTGAACAATGCAGTATCGTGGGCGTAGTTCCCCTGCCAGCCTCTGGAGACCCTGCTGTGTATAATCTGTATCCTGAGTCGTTATGTGAAAACTTAACTTCTTTTGCATTTGATCTAACAAGTTCAGGTTTAAAATCATCCGACATCCTGTCAATAAAATTCTTTGACATTGTAAACAAAGCATCAGATGTTGCACTATCGTGTGCAATTACAACTGATCTTGTATGGGCTGTGTAGAATGTTTTCCAGAATACTCTACCAGCAGTATAAGTAGATATACCTTGCTGTCTAGCTTTTAACACTAAAGCTCTTACTCTTCCTTTTTCTTTTATCTGTTTCTCGATGGCTTTGTGTATTTTGGCTTGTGCTTCATTAAATTCAAATTCAACATAACCTTGTGATGCGTCTTTAGTTATTATTCTAAGTTGGTCTTTTGCAAAGTCTTTAAAATTATTTTTATTTCTTTCTACTCTCTTTCTTTTTTCTAATTCTTGTTTTATTTCTAACTCTTTTAGTAACTTTAACTTATAAGACTGTTCATCTAATTCCATATCTCCTCCATAGAAGTGCTGGTTCCTTGACCTTTACTACCAGCGGAGTAAGTCGGAGGAGTGGTCAATTTCTATATCCTTCCATAAATCTTCGGTAGTATTTTAAGTCGTCTCCTCGACCTTTCTTGCTGTTAACGCCAAATCTCCAATCACCAATAACATTAGTCAAAGGATCTCTTGCAGCTTGTGAAAAACCCATAGGTTTTTTTTGGTTAACTTCACTTCTAGCATTTTTATAATGATGATCTATTAAAACCCTAGCAAGTCTATTATAGTCTGCTTGATCTTGCTCTGTAGTTAAATGACCACTCCCACCATAATCATACTTTGGATCATAACCTTCCAAATCTTTTTCATTACCGTACTTCAAAAATAATTTAGATTGGTCTAAAAATCTATTTGAGTAATCTTTAAGATTGTCTGGGATAACCCCTCGGTCCATCATGTCTTGAACTAAAGTACCGGTAATTTGTACTGGACCATACGCAGAACTTCCCCCGGGGGCTAGGTTAGCATTAGTTCTAATAAAAGCATCTTTNCCTTCTAGACCTCTTGTTTCTGCATTTTTAAAAGCAGCATAGAGTTTGTCTGTNTCATTCATGTCTTGAGATACTTGTGCAAGACCTTTTAGTCTCGCCATGGCTTCAGCTCTTGTAGTCATGGTTACTCCTGTGGTTCAACATCCTCTATATCATCGAGGTCTCTTAATTCAGTTTCTAATTGTTCGATAGTCATGTCGCTTACCTTAGTGATCCTAGTATCTACTTCCTGTCTAGTCTTCTTACCTTCAGTATATTCTCTATCTTCTGCAACAGCTTTGTATGCTCGATCAAATAAATCCTTATCTGTTGGATTAGATGCAAACATAGCAAATGCTGTCTTCTTTAAAGCTTCAAACATGTCAGTTGTATTAAGAGACTCCACAAGAGCAGTTAGCTCTGGGTCGTTCTCAATTAATTTTATCATTTTTAAATGTTCTTTAAGCCTTGTCTTGGGTGTCTTATACCCCTTCTTTTGTCCTCCGTGGAAATTTTCTCCCTTTTTAAAAGGACGCAAGTTCTCGTATCCCTTATGGGGTCTCCCTGTTTGTTTATTGACAGGTACATCCGAGACTCCTTCTTCAACCTCTTTAGCCAAGTCCCTAGTAGCCTCAATATACTCCTCTTTGGTTCCTTTACTGCTCATTTAATCCTCCAAATATACTTAGTTTCCTACAAGGGATAAGAGATTAGGGTATAGGAGACCATAATGGATCCTTAATGGATCCTTAATGGAGAGAACCACTATTGGTCCCTTTAGCGTCCTTAATGGATCCTTAAGATACCATTATAGCTAAATAAAGATATTACCAATTTCCCCCTAATGGACCCCTTACGGCATCTCTTATCCCCTGCAGTGTAACTGAAGTATTGTAATCCTAGCTTACAATTGCTAAACCATTAGTATTACCTTTATGGTACCTGAGATCCATCGAAATTGGTATATCCTCTATAAGATGTCATATAAATAGACCCTTTTTTTACAAAATTAGGAAATGTAGGCTATTTGGGCATATTTGGGACCCTAGTTGGTACTTTTAAAATTAGATCTATAGCCTATACAGGTTAAACCTTAATATTTAAAGGTAACCTTTTTTATTTGCAGACCCCCTAAGTTGCCCTCGGAGGGTCTAACTTAGTCCTTAAATCTCCCCAGCTACCATTCTAGAGCCATTATAGACCCTTTAGTGGTCAATTAGTGGATTACAGGCGTTAAATAGTCCACCTTAGACCCCTCTAGGGGCTAACCAATTGAGGGTCTAAAATGGGCTTATATTAGCCCAGTTGATATAGCCCCTATTAGGGTCTATTATGGGCTAATGTGGGCTTAGTTGGTATAGTGATATATAAAATGGATTATCTCTTGATTAAGGGCTATTGTTGACCCTCTGAGACCCTATTTTGGTATAGCCCTTTAGGGGTGCGGGTTTCCCCTGTTTTGGGCGTGATTNTNNTTGTGGTACTCACTATGTAATACAGTGTGATTATCCTTGTGGTACTCACTATGTAATACAGTGTGATTATCCTTGTGGTACTCACTATGTAATACACCAGTTTTTAACTATGGGGGTATATCAATGTTTAACGGCATGGTACTTTTTGAGACTGATGAAATTGTAGTCATTGCGACTTATTCATCGTCTAATAGAAAAACGGGTGACATGGTTCAAATTTGGATTTTATCCAAAAATGTAGACCCTGTTACACTCGTAAAAACTGATGGTGATTCTGTAATCTGTATGAATTGTAAACACCGCTTAAATCGTTCATGTTATGTGAATGTAGGTCAAGCACCGTTATCAATTTATAAAGCTTACAAATCGGGAAAATATGAGCCACTAAATTATGATGTTTTGAAATCTCATTTGAGATGGAAAGCCGTCAGATTTGGTGCTTATGGTGAGCCTGTTTTAATACCTATTGAATTGGTGCAATTTATTGCTAAAAATTCTCAGGGTTGGACGGGCTATACTCATCAATGGGAAGAGTCAAAATATAACGCTTATAAGCCTTATTTTATGGCTTCCGTTGATACACCTGATGAATACAATGAAGCCAACAATAATGGTTGGCGCACATTTCGTGTAGGGTCTGATTCTCAGACTTTAGAAAATGAAATTGTGTGCCATAACACAACTGCAAATAAACCTTGCAGAGACTGTTTACTTTGTGACGGTTACGGGCTTAATAATTCTCATAAACCAATGAGAAATATTGCTGTGACTGTACATGGTACAAAAGCCAAAATTAACGCTTTTAACAGTATTCAAATTGCTACAGTTTGAAAATATAAGCCTATCTTCGGGTAGGCTTACACTTTTTAACTTGGAGTAAAAATTATGTCTAAAAAACTCAAAACATTTCATGTTGGTTACGATTTGAGAACCTATCACTGGGAACACATCGATGCCAAAACAGAAGAGGAAGCCGAGCAGAAAATAATTGCTCAAGTATCTGATGAAAATCGAATACCTGAAAGCAATATTGATGTTCATTCTGTTAATGAAATATAGCTAAAAAATCAAAGCCCTTTACGGAGGGCTTTTACTTTTTAACTTGGAGGTAAAGAAATGAAATTTATTCTTTATAGTAGTGCCTTTGGTATCGCCTTGTTTTTTACGGCGGTATATTTCATTCTTGAAGAGTTTTCAAGAGTGGGATTTTATTAAAAATCTAAGCCTATCTTCGGGTAGGTTTACACTTTTAATAAAGAGGTAAAAAGATGGAAAATTCAATGATAAAAATGATTAGAGATTTTCGTGAAAGTGCGGGAATCGATTTCAGTGAAGAAGCAACTTTTTTAACTGTGCATAAACCAGTCAAAGGTTGGTCAGTGCAACAGATAGAATTTAATGAGAAATATGGTGATTTTATTCCTTGTGAATTTTATCCAAATGGTGACATTCTTGAATGGGGTTTGCCAACTGAAAAACATGCAATTGATGAAGCATTGCGTTGTGCATCAGAGTTAGATTTACCATTCAACTACACCACTGAAAGTGGTCAACATATTTTGTGTTAAATAATAAATCAAAGCCCTTTACGGAGGGCTTTTACTTGTTATTTAGTGTGCTACATTTTTTGTGGTACTCACTATGTAATAAACCAGTTTTTAACAATGGAGAATATCCAATGCAAGAAGCTAAAGATGTAAATCTTAAAGTCGGTGAAGTTTATTTTCACCGTAGGAAACAAATGTATAAAAATGCAATTCGTAGGAAACTTAGAATCGATGCTCTATACACCACCAAAGGTATAAATGGGAAACCTGATAAATCTATAGTGGCGTGTACTGACTTAAATTCTAATCAACCTTACCAACCTTTATTGGCTAAGAATTTTCTCAAGAAATACGAGGGAATAAGATTAACCAAAGGTGAAGCATTTATTTATAACGGTCAGATTGGAGCCCTATCGGGTTTCTTTCAAAGCCTTTATAAAACTATCTCAAAAGCAGATAGCGGAAACAGGTCTAAGCTATTTAAAGCTTTCCCTGATGAAGTTGCTATTTGGAGTAGTTGGAGTTTTGACGATATTGCAGAAAAAGTCAATCAAGGTGCTAGTAGTTATTACA